TGATAGAATTGCGGCCGCTTGCCCTCTGTGGGCAGCGACCGTTCAGCGGGTGCTTAGCTCAGTTGGTAGAGCGTCTGCCTTACACGCAGAATGTCGGCGGTTCGACCCCGTCAGCACCCACCAGTTATCAATCCGGGGAGATCCGGAGATGTCCTAAAAACCCGCACTGTGTAACACTTTGCGGGTTTTTTCTTGCCTATGTTGTCCGAGTTGGTCCATTGACATCCGGGGGCATTGGGGGGCATATTCCGGGGCATTCTGCATACCTCCGGATGGGATGCCCCCAATATGTCGCTGACCGATACCGCAATTCGCAACGCCAGGCCAGGCAACAAGCCCGTCCGTCTCTTCGATGGCGGGGGCATGTACATCGAGGTTTCCCCTGCAGGTGGAAAACTCTGGCGCCTCAAGTACCGGTTCGATGGAAAAGAGAAGCGGCTTGCCTTGGGTGCGTACCCTGAAGTCAGCCTGCGGGACGCCCGTGATCGCCGCGATGCAGCGCGCAAGCTGCTGGCGGCCGGCGTAGACCCCAGTGAGTCGCGCAAAGCCGAGAAGAGCGCGAAAGCCGAGGCCGGCACCAACACCTTCGAGGCTATTGGTCGGGAATGGATGGCGACCAAAGGCCGGGAGTGGACCGATCTCTATGCCGGAAAGACAAAGGCTGCCCTGGAGCGTCATGCATTCCCTGGCATCGGCTCCCGGCCCATTGCCGATCTGGCGGCGCCCGACATGCTGTCTCTGCTGCGAGCGATCGAGAAGAGGGGCACCGTCGACATGGCCCACAGAATCCAACAACACTGCGGGGCGATCTATCGCTATGCCGTGGCGACCGGCCGGGCCGTCTATGACCCGATGCCCAGCCTCAAGGGCGCATTGGCGACGGTGAAGCAGGAACATTACGCCGCCATCACCGACCCCGCCGAATTCGCTCAACTGTTGCGAGATATCGACGCCTACCGTGGAGAGGTGGTGACGAAGACCGCCATGTTGTTACTGGCCTTGACCTTTCAGCGGACCAAGGAAGTGCGGTTCGCAGAATGGAGTCAGATCGATGTCGCCGCGTCGCTGTGGCGAATCCCCGCGGAAGTGATGAAGATGGGGGAAGCCCACATCGTGCCCTTGTCCCGTCAAGTCTTGGCCGCATTGGAGGATCTACGCCCCTTGACCGGGACCGGCCGCCTGGTGTTCCCATCGGCGACGAATCGCGACCGACCCATCAGCGAGAACACGGTGGTCTACGCCTTGGCCAGGATGGGCTACAAGGGGCGAATGACCGGACATGGCTTCCGATCTACTGCCAGCACGCTGTTGAACGAGATGGGCTTCCGGCATGACGTAATAGAGAAGCAGCTTGCCCATGCCGAGCGCAACGCGGTTCGCGCCGCCTACAACCGGGCGGAATATTTGCCGGAGCGCAAGGCGATGATGCAGGGCTGGGCAGATTATCTCGACAAGCTCAAGGCGGGCGCAAAAGTGGTATCGCTGCATAGTCAAGCGGCATAGAGGTTACGCCGCGCCTAGCCCGACGGGGCGAAAACCATGGTTTCCCTGCCGTGGCTGGCGCGGCTCCTGAACTAGGGGCGCAGATAGGGGGCGCGAATGGAAACGGTGAATTCCAATCCAGAGTATGTGAAGAAACTCGATGAATTGAAGGCTGAAGCTGAGGCAGCGGTTGCTGCGTTCCGCGATCAGGTGGAAAAAAGGAAGACGTTCTTTAAGCGGGCAGAAAAGCATGGTGCCATCCCGCTGGATGCCTTACTGGAGATTTCTGCCGGCGGCGAGCTTCGTGAAAATGCGCGAGTTCATACCCGGTCAGAAATGCTCCAGGGCGACATGGAGTTTTATGCCAGCTACCGCGTCCTGCTGCGTCATGCCAAACAATACATCCGCAGCGGCAAGTTAGTTGTGCGGATGTTACCGACGCTGGCGCCCCTCAATGAATTTCCTGTCATACAGACTTGGTGCAATACCAATGACACACTCATGGGCCACGCAGAGAGTCTTCCTGATAGTAGGCTGGTGGTGAAACTTGAGGATGCGAGGCAGTGGCTGCACGAAATGGGGGTTCCTGTGCCCGAAAGGCTTCGCGCCGCGCCGGGTACTGCCGCCTCTAAAGGCATGCCATCATCGCAGGGGTGGATACCTCGTGCACGCGAAATTTGGACTGGCATTGTGGAAAGAGAAAAGGGCAATCCTCGGCCCAAGACCAAGACGAAGATTTCGGAAATGGTGGCGAAGCAATTGGAAAATGAGGGCATCAGGAAGCGTGGTGGAAAAGAAGCTCTCACTGCGGAATCAGTCTTTCGGGAGACCTGGCGGCCGCAATAGAAAAACAGTAAATGCGGGGAATTAGGGATTCCCTGCGGTTCCCTTAGCTTCCCGTGCCGAAACGGCTTGTCCAGCAACGATTTCCGCTCTTTCCCAAAGGAGCTTGCAGGGAATAAGCCCCCCGCCATCATGCAGCCATGAACAACAGTCCAGTGAGGACCGAGCATGGCGACCGCCGTTCAACACAAGGCAATTGGAGCACCCCAGCTTCCTGATACTGGATTTGTCCGGCTTCCGACAATCCTTTCTGTCTTTCCGGTAAGCAAATCAACCTGGTGGGCCGGTGTCAAGTCTGGCCGCTATCCGCTTCCGGTCAAACTCTCCCCCAGAACGACGGCATGGCCGGTTGAAAGCATCCGTGCCTTGATCGAGCAAGCGACGGCATCGGGTAAGCCGCAGCAGCCGCTGGCCGCTTCCTGAGGCGTGCTCACCATGTCCTCTCCTACTCAGTTGACGCAGGCAACAAGCGCTGCAGCAAAGTGCATTTCCAGAGTGCACGAAATCGCAAGCATTCCTGATGCCATCCAATGCCCCGCCTCGCCGCGCCTGTCGGCCCTTTCCCTCTCCCGTGCACGTGCATCAATCGCGACCCGTAAAGCGGGCAGGCGAGGCGGGGGCCTGACCGCGCGCTGGGGGTACGGGTGGAGGCACGCCGACAGCGCCAGGGGCGTCGGAATGCGTATTGCAGCCTCAAAACGGGCCGCTGTGAGGCGATCGTCGATCGGCTTGGGTGTCGGCATGGGCGCCGGCGTGGGGCCGGCAGCAGCGATTCTGACCGGCCGCACATATCGAGCAGTCGCTATCGGGGTGACTACTAGCTTTCGCCCCTTCTAACCTTGGAGATCCATACGAAATGAAAGACGCCAACGCCAACATCCAATTTACTCAACTGATGCCCGAGTACGTGCCTGGAATTCGGGACGATGAAAAGGCAGCGCTCGAAGCCTTGGCGACAGCCAAGGCTGAATTCGAGCGGGTCAAGGGTCGCTACGAAGAGATCAGTTCCAAGCACCAGATGTTTGTCGACGAGGCTGCAAGTTCCGCCGACGAGTCACGCATCGTGAATGACAAAATCCGGGCAACTCTTCGCGAACCCTATGAGAACAGCCACAAGGAACTGATTACTCTACGGGCCGAAATGCGCGAGAGCCTAGAGATGCACGAGAACTACCTGTTTCTCTCCAATGAATGCAGCGCTTCTCTCGCGGAAGCCAAGATGCGGGCAGAGCAGGCCGCCAACCAATACAGAGCGGCACGCGCAGTGGCGGCTGAACTAATTTCCGAAAACATGTTGGCCGCCGCCATTGGGGCCGCGAATACCCTCTTCATGGCGATGTACGCGAGGGTTACTGCGTTTCAGGAAAGGCGCCCGATCGTGGGGGAAAGGGACTGGTTTGAGGGGGGATTTGATTCCGCAGAGAGCTTCGTTCTCTCGGATGTCAATACCCGCATCGCCAGGTTTTACCGCGGCTTGGACGAACATTACATGGCGCAAATGCTCCCAGTGCCGCTCAATGTTCCATTCAATGTGGGTGATCTCGGTATGGGTACACCGGCCTCGTGGAAGATGGCTGGCGTGAAGGCGAAGGCAGCCCCTAAGACCAGTCCGACCTAGCAATTCCTCAATCCTTCATGAGTATTGAAAAATGAATATTGCATGTCCCCATTGCGGCACCCACTCGACTCAGCTAGGCCAGGCTGGTCATACCGCTGAGAGCCAGGAATTTGCCTTCCAGTGTCTCAACCAGTCGTGCGGAAAGAAATTCACCGGCGTTCTGACCCTCAGCCGCGGCGATCTCGGAAACATCAAACGATTCAGCGACGGGTCTGGAAAGTCCTTGTCCGTCCCGATCGGGACGGACTGCTAGAAGCAGACGCCGGAGGCAAATGCGGCCTGTGAAGGCTGCAGCCTCAATGCGTCATAACGACAAACCCGAGTTTTCTCAAGAAAGGAAGTGTCATGCTAAAGATCATTGCAGTAGATCTGGATGGAACGCTGGCAAAGCAAACGACAGGTGGCGGCATCGGCGCACCGATTCGAGACATGGTGGATCGTGTCAAGAAATGGACCGAGGCAGGTCGCGAGGTGGTGATCTTCACTGCACGCGCGGAAACGCAGCATCGGCAGGTTCAAGCGTGGCTCCTGTCGGCCGGCCTGCCGATGCTGAATGTCACCAACATCAAGGACAGCGAGATGTCCGAGTTCTGGGACGATAAGGCTGTTCGTGTCGAGCCTGATACGGGGGAGCCATGCAGCAAATGCCTTGCCGCCAATAAGCGGAACGGCAATCACTCTTCGCTCTCGCACACCGACTGTTGACCAGTCTTCACCCTCTCCAACGCTTTATCAACGAAAGACACAACATGAAAACCCAAACCATCACCCTTGAATCCCCGTTGTCCCGTGGTGAATCCAAGATCGAAACTGTCACGCTGCGACAGCCCAACGCTGGCGCCCTCCGCGGTATCAGTCTGCGCTCGATCATGGATATGGACGTGAGCGCGATTGCCATGCTCCTGCCGCGCATCTCCGAGCCTTTCCTGAGCGAAGCCGACGTGGATGCCATGGATCCAGCCGACCTCCTGCAGGCGGGCATGGCGGCTGCAAGTTTTTTTCTGCCGCAGCGGGTCCTGGACGAAGCGCAGACCCCTGGCATCTTCCCAACCTGATTGACGATGCCATGGCCGACATAGCGGTTGTTTTTCACTGGCCGCTATCCGCCATGGAGGAAATGAGTATCGAGGAACTGTCCGCCTGGCGCGAGCGTGCCCGGGTACGTTTTGGAGGTGAGGAATGAGCGCAACACTCAATCTGAAGGTGCTATTTTCCGCAGTCGAAAAGGTGACAGCCCCGCTCAAGGCCATGCAGAAGGAAAGCAGCGCCACGGCCAAGGCGCTCAAGGGGGCGAAGGACGCGCTGAAGGGGCTCAGCGATCAACAGAAGCTGATCGACTCCTGGCGAAGCACGGGCAAATCGATCGGCATCAACGAGCAGGATCTGGAAAAGGCACGCGGCCTGGTCAAGAAATTGGGCCTGGAGATGGAGGCCACGGCCGCGCCGACTGCCAAGATGCAGCGCGCCTTCAAGGAAGCCACCGACAACGCGAGGAATCTGGCTGCCACCGCCAACCGTCTACAGGAAAGGAAACAGCAGCTTCGGCACGAAATGTCGGCGCTGGGGATCGACACCAAAAAAGTGTCTGACTATCAGCGCGATCTGAAAACCAAGATCGACGCGGCAACCGGCGCCGTCGATCATCAGGCCAAGGCAATGGACGCCCTCGGCAAGCGCCAGCAGCGCATGCACGCGGCGAAGGCGAACTTCGATAAACAGATGGCCATGCGCGACAAGCTCGCGGGCGCCGGCACCAAGGCCCTGGGCGTCGGCGCGGCCATCAGCGCTGCGGCTGCCATTCCTGTCATTGCCTACGCCAAGGCCGAGGATGCTGCCACCCAGCTCAAGGTCGCGATGCTGACGAAAGGCGGGAAAGTTTCCGACGATTTCGAGAAGATCAACGCTCTGGCCGGAAAGCTCGGCAACCGCCTGCCGGGTACCACGTCCGATTTTCAGGACATGATGACCATGCTGATCCGCCAGGGCATGCCGGCGAAGGCGCTGCTTGGTGGCCTTGGCGAAGCCACGGCATATCTCGCGGTACAGCTCAAGATGGCGCCAACGGCGGCGGCCGAGTTCGCCAGCAAGTTGCAGGATGCGACGCGCACGGCCGACAAGGACATGATGGGCCTGATGGACACCATTCAGCGCACGTTCTACCTTGGCGTCGATAGCAACAACATGCTGGAGGCCTTCAAGGGACTGGGGCCGGTGATGGACATGATCAAACGAAAAGGGTTGGAGGGCACCAATGCACTGGCACCCTTCGTGGTCATGCTGGATCAGGCGGGCATGCGCGGCGAATCGGCCGGCAACGCCATACGCAAGGTGGTTGCCAAGTCCCTCGATGTCGACAAGATCAAGAAGGTCACCGACGATCTCATGAAGGAAAAAGGGATCAGCCTCAAACTTGATTTCACAAATGGCAAGGGGGAATTCGGCGGCATCGAGAAGCTGATGGGCCAGTTGGCCAAGCTCAAGAGTTTCACCACCGTTCAGCGCATCGCGATCTTGAAGGATCTCTACGGGGATGACAAAGAGACAAACGAAGTTCTCTCAAAGATCATCGAAAAAGGAATGGACGGCTATCGCGGTGTGCAGGCAAGGATGGCCGCGCAGGCAGCAATACAGGAACGCGTCAACCTGCAGCTCAAGACATTGACGAACCTGTGGGACGCCGCCTCGGGCACCTTCACCAACGCCCTGGTGGCGTTTGGTGAATCGATCTCGCCGGAGTTGCACGCTACGGCCGAATGGCTTGGCGAGCTGGCAGAGAAGACGCAATCCTGGGCCAAGGAAAACCCGGCCCTGGCCGCCGGCATGATGCACGTGGTGAAGTGGACGGGTCTGGCCGCCCTTGCCATTGGCGGCGCGTTGGTGGCCTTTTCAGCCATCGTCATTCCGATGGCGAGTCTGAAATTCTCCATGGCGTATCTCAATATCCACGGCTTCGGCGTTGCGGCGATGCTCGGGAAGCTCGGCACGCTGTTCCCGCTGGTGGCGAAAGGTCTGCTGATCCTTGGCCGCGCCATGCTCGCCAATCCGCTGGGTCTGCTCATTACCGGCGCGCTGCTGATCTACACGTATTGGGAGCCGATCAGCAAATTCTTTGGCAGCGTGTGGAACGGGGTGACCGCAGCATTCAATCTTGCGAGCGCCGAATTCAAGTCATGGTGGGCCGAGACAAGCACCTGGTTTGGCTCCCTTCCGGCCAAGCTGATGGAGATTGGGGCCTTCATGATGGAAGGCCTGGCAAACGGCATCAAGAGCGGCTGGAAGTGGGTAAAGGACTCGCTCGGAGGGCTGGCGAAGCTGATGCCTGGCTATGTCGAAAAGCCACTCGATATCCATTCGCCGTCTCGCGTTTTTGAACGCATCGGCGGATACACAATGGCCGGCCTGGAACAGGGTATCGAGGCCGCGCGCATGGGCCCGCTCAGCGCCATATTGAACGCGGCGCGGCTGCTCACTGCCGCCGGCGCCGGAATTGTGATCAGCGGAACTGCGGCCGGGGCTTTACCGGCTATCGATACCAGGCCGCCCCTTGCCGCAGCCGGCCAGATGGGTACCGGAGGCGGCTCCAGTCCCACCTTCATTTTCCACGTCTACGCCGCACCTGGCATGGATGAAAGAGCACTCGCGCGAGCTGTTCGACAGGAGTTCGCCAGCCTTGAATCCGAGCGTGGCGCGCAGCGCCGTAGCCGACTGGGTGATCTGGAATAGCGCCGGGGTCGACCACGGATCGGCATTCACGCGGCGCCCAATAATCACACGATATGAGATCAGCAAAATGACGACGGACCAGAAAGACGGACGCTGGCGTGGCATAGACCAGGTCGCGTTCCCCTCGATCGGCAATCCGGCTTACCAAGATCTGCTTGACAGGATCGAGTCGGGTACACGGCGAGGTATCCGAATCACCTGCCCTCACTGCAGGCATATGACGGTGATTCGAACCTCAAGGGCGGCGTCAAGGCTTACAAGGGAGAGCCAATGCGCTTGCCAGAACCCGGCCTGTGGGCATGTCTTCAGGGTCATTACCGAAGTCGTCGAAACGATCGTTCCCAGCGGGACGCCAGACCCATCGATATTCATTCCATCGATCTTCGTGCGAATCGGCGAGTCAGCAGCTCAGGGGAATGGTGAATGAGGATTACCTGCCCTCACTGCAATGCCCCGGTGGCAGTTCGCAGCAGCACGCAGCTTTCCAATTTGCTTCAAGAAGGGTATTGCCAGTGCACGAATATTGTGTGCGGTCATACCTTCAGGATCGTTACTGAAGTGGTTGCGACGATCGCACCCAGCGCAGCCCCAGATCCTGCGGTATCCATCCGGAACAGCAGTCGACCGAGGGCGTAGCGAGGAATGAAAGCAACCCGAACACCCTGAAGTTCGTAGAGCAATATCTGCAGGGCACGTAGACAAAAAAATGGCCCCTTGAGGAGCCGAAAGGTCATACATGAGAAATGCCAACATTATCGAAGGCCTCGGCTGCCGGCAAGGAGCATGGGCAGCAATCACCGTCTGTTCATCGTTCTTACAACTTGACGACGCCGCTCGATTGAACAAGAATGGCGCCGTTGCACAGATAAGCGCAACCGGGATTGGCATCCCGAAGTACAGGCGGATAGGCCGCCAGCATTGCGGCTATTTTTTCGTCCGTCGTCATGGCACTCCCTCCTATGGGCGGGCCGTGCGGGGCAGCGCAAGCTGCGCCGGATCCTGTACCCGGTATGCCAACCCGCACGGTTCCGCCCACCCTCGATTGGCATCGGGGCGGCGGAAATTATCGACCGCTGTACAGGAGAGCAATGCGATGTCTACAACCAAGACGCCCGTCAAGGGCAAATCCGCCGCTGCACCCAAGAAGCCCACTCGCCGCACCCTGCCCGCGCCGACCCCGGCGAGTATTCACGCCTTGTTCGTCGCTTTGCGCACACTGGGCTGGCGCTCCGGCCAGGAACACACCCACTGCATCAGGCGGCCGCCACCGGAGCCCGTACCAGTCGATGCCGCCACGCCGTTGCCCACGGAAGATCAGATCGAGGCTGCGTTCATGGCCGCCTGGGAATTGGGACGTGGTCCAATTTCCCGCGAAGAGGAAATATTTCTCGACAAAATAATGAGAAATCTCCACCGCCTCTCCCTTGATGAGATTGATCACGTCGAGAAGGTCGCCGCTTGCATTCAGCAACAGTACCCTTGGGAGCCAAGCTTTGCCGAACGGTGCTCTGGGAGATACACGGGGCACTACTGCACTCGCGATCTGCCGCAAGTTTCTCCAGCCACACCGCGTGAGCGGGCGATGTTTGCCGTTTTGCGCAATGTCGGGATCTACGCTGCCCAGCAACGAGGACACGCGCCGTTGCTCCCACCCACCTTGAGCGACCCCGAGGCACCACACAAACCCATGAGCAGGGCGTGGTACTGCGCCGCCGACGCGCTTTCCGATGAGCTCGCCTGGTGGCACCAAAACCCTCGGGAAATGGGATTTGTTTTCCTGCTGCGCGGGTGCAATGACAAAGGCCGTGACATCCTCCAGGCCACAGTTGGCGCAATATTGAGCGGGCAGCGGATCTAGGCTGATGGGCGCCAACCTTCCTGCGCAGGCCGCAAGCGGCTATTTCGATTCGCTGAAATCGTCGATCGATCTGCATAACCTGGCGGAGCGCTTGGGGCTGCGCAGGAAGGGCGACAAAGGCAACTACCAGAGTCCGCACCATCCCGACAAGACGCCGTCGCTGTCGATAACTCCCAACGCTCGAGGATGGAAAGACTGGTCTTCGGATGGAAGCGCCGGCGGCAGTTGCATTGACCTCGTGCTGTATTGCCGGCCGGAGATCGAGTCGCCAATGGATGCCGCCATGCTGCTGGGGGACTGGTACGGCATCAATCTTCCACGGCAAAGCCCGCAGGCCAAGGGCAAACGCAGCCAGAAGAGCATTCCTGAGTACATCGCCGATCGTTGCATCGAGAATCCGGAACCGGTGGTGTCCTACCTGGCCGGGCGCGGTATTGACGATGCCGTTATCAGGAGAGCCATCCAGCTCAAAGCACTGGGCTGGAATACCTGGACCAACGACAATATTGCGCCCAACGAAGCAGGGCACGGCGGGCCGGCTGCCGCCTTTATCGTCCGCTCGATCGAGACCCGCCAGGTCGAGGCGGTGGATATGCGGTTCGCGGATCCTGCGCTGAACGGCGGCGTGAAGACGCAGTGCCAGGGTAAGAAGGAAGGCGTTGCATGGACCAGCGACCTGGCACGTTTGACGCGGGCGCATACCGTGTATGCGGTCGAGAGCCCCATCAACGCGCTGTCGGTCGAAAGCTGTCCCCTGCCCAATGGATCGGCGGTTCTGGCGTTGCGGGGCACCGGCAATGCGGACAAGCTGGATCTGGCTTT